TACGATATTATAGGTCTCTTCTTCCTGTCCAAACTTGTAGCCCTTGTTTTGACTTTCAGTTTCAGTAGTTTCACGAACCAAACTAGAAGTAACAAGGCTACCGTGCATGGCGCTAAANAAANNGACCGCCAAAAACGCCAGCGACCCCAAGCATATGGAAGGGATGCATAAGAATGTTATGCTCAGCTTGGAAAACCAGCATGTAGTTGAAGGTACCCGAGATTCCCAACGGCATTCCGTCAGAGAAACTGCCTTGTCCAAAAGGGTAGACAAGGAATACAGCTGTTGCAGCAGCCACTGGTGCGGAGTATGCGACATAGATCCANGGTCTCATTCCCAGTCTATAACTAAGTTCCCATTCTCGTCCCATGTAAGCGAAGACACCGATAAGGAAGTGGAAGACCACGAGCTGATATGGACCTCCGTTGTATAGCCATTCGCTAAGTGATGCTGCTTCCCATATGGGATACAGGTGGAGTCCGATGGCGTTTGAAGAGGGCACGACGGCGCCCGATATGATGTTGTTCCCATAGAGCAGGGATCCTGCGACTGGTTCTCTGATTCCATCGATATCAACAGGTGGTGCGGCAATGAATGCCAGAATAAATGCGGTGGTGGCTGTAAGTAAGGTCGGAATCATAAGGACTCCGAAGTGACCGACGTAAAGTCGGTTCTCAGTAGAGGTCACCCAGTTGAGATAGTTGTCCCACAGTGATGACCGCTTCTGTGTTGCTATAGTTGCGGTCATTTGTTTTTTTATTTAGAAGCGATAGGTTGCACCAACCTTGACACCATAGTTCACAGTATCAAAGTTGTAGTCATCTGCAGTGATGCCGGAGACTTCTCCATATCCTTCAAGCTTTTCAGTAACGTCTACCTTCAGACCAACCTTACCTGATACAGCCTGTGTATCCTCACCTTCCTGGACAAATCCAAAGGCGGGACCAGCTTGGGCGTACCAAGACGCAGACTCCCCCAAGTCACTCTCCCAACCAACGTGGGGCTCGACAAGGGTGTCTTCGTAGGTGTTGTTAGAGAAGCCAGAGTTGGTCTCAACGTTTGCATAGACACCAGCTTGAGCGGAGGTGCCGTGGAGGACGCCGAGAATAGCGCCAGCAATGATTGCAGTTTTAAGCATTGTAATAATGTATTAGTAAACGCCAGGGATTAATTGACCGGTAACTGCGTAGCTACCGATAGCCGCCATGACTCCTAGCATAGCCAGGCGACCATTGAGACGCTCTGCTTTTTCAGAATGGGGAAGTGATCCCTCATCAATGTACATTTTAGGTTCTTTTGCCCAGACGTTCATGCGTCCAGTAGTGTCAGTGGTTTGCATTAGAAATTAATGTTAGAGCGTTCGAGTTTTGCAAAGACATCTGCGCGATATGCAGCGTCTTTGTCATAGCGAGGGTCACCCATAGCAGCAACGACCTCAGCTTGTGAGCGGAAGGTTCCTTGCTTATCAGGTGCTGCCTTGCCAGTCAACATACGACCTTCGTAGCCATTGGCTTCATCGTATGCTGACTTGAGACCGGCAACCGCTAGTTGTATCGCTTCAAAGTTGCCGGTTTCACATAGGTTATCGTAAGACTTAATGTAGCTAGGATCGAGATTGTTTGCTGCCCATTCCAACATACTGTCAAAGGCTTGGTCTCCACCAGCATCCTGCTTGATGGTTGCAATCTGTGTATCGGTTAAGTCTACTACTTCAGGTGCAGACTGGGCTGACTGGTCACCATACATAGCAATGTAGGCATCCACTAGGTCCTTACTAGACATAGACTGAAGCTCTTCCATCATCTCAGGAGAGAGCTTCTGGTCCTTAGCCCAAGACTCTGATGCGTTAGCAATCAGCGTTTGTACCGGGTTGACTTCATCGGTCGTGTCTTCTGTTGAGACTTCCTCTTCGTCTTCTTCGGTTTCTTCATCGCGACTGCCGAGTTTCTTCTGGAGCTCAACATAAGCTCGCTCAAGTTCTTCTGCATCTTTGAATTTACCTGCTAGTAAGTTTTCCTGTTGTTCAGCTAGCTGCTCACCTACCTTGAGACTCTCCTGCTCTTCTTCATTGAACTCAGGCTGGTCTGTTGGGGTTGGATCGTAAGTAAGTGTTGCCATTAATAAGTGGGAGGGTTAATGTGAACTACTTCCAGGTTACCAAGACCAACACGTGTGACCTTAGCACCTGGAGCAGAGACTTTCTTGTTTGCACCAATGCGTTCCCTTGGTGCGTACTTGTTTTCTACTTCTTTTGCTAGCTCCTTCTCTGTCTTAGGGAGGGGCTTCCGGGGTACCCGTTTCTTGGGCTGATGTTTCAGATTCTGCATTTTGTTGTAGTTGTTCCATGATAGCAGGGTTCTTATCTGGGTCCATGATAGGTGCCTTAGATAACTGACCTGCTTGTCCTACCATTGCAGCTTGCATCTGTTGCTGTTGGTTAGCTTGTGCCTCTTGTTCCATAGTCTCAGGCGACTTGATAAGACCAAGAGTATCAATGCCTGATGCAGCAGCAAGACGCTTGAGATACTCAGTAGGATCTAAGTATTGTGCTGCCGCTTCTGGACCAATGGTCTGGGTCACAGTAGTGATAAAGGCAGTCAGTGACTCCCTATCTTGTCCTCTACCAAGGGCACTGATGCCTGCAATGATAGTTGGACGGACATATTCTTTGGGCAGCTTAGGNATCTGTCCATTACGCTGAAGGATCATCAAGGTCCTATCAAGATAAGGGACAAGGAACTCAACAGTAAGCAGACTAAACAGTCCACCTAGTTGTTGTTCTAGTTCCATCTGTGTGAGACGAACTTCCTCAGCAGTAGTCCTCTCACTATTACGAACTTGCAAGATCAAAAAGGCATCACTTAAGCGACGCTCTAATCTCTCTGCCATGTTCATAGCTGTAGCAAAGTCTGCCTGCTTGGCAACCTGTACTACTTGCACATCCTCAGGTCTTCCCTGAACGATGGCACCATTGCCTGCTTGTGCAATAGTTTGTGGTTTCGTTGTCGATGATGGAGAGACCAGAAAGACAACCTTCGCAGCTACTGCGCTACCTTCTACGAGTGCTTGAGTAAGAGCTTCAAGACTCTGAAGGTCTCCAAGAAACTCTTCTACTCTACCACGTCCGTAGTCTTCACCATCGACTGTATTGAATCTCAACACAAGCCAGGGTGAGGTATTCTTAGGTGCACTACTGCGGCTACCAGGGATGATCTTATCGAACACCTCTTGATGCCACACCCAGCGACCACTCTTATCATCTAGTCTGACGTATGTGTAGACCTCTACGTCATCATCGTATGCTCCTCCAGTTTGTCCATCTGCACCCGGAGCATTGGGTACAGGCTCTTCAATTGGTTCGGGCAAGTCCATATCAAGGACTGCTCTGCTAATCAATTCCTTTGTGACAATCTCAATTACGTTCATGTCACCATCACGATTGACCACGTACCTATTGAGAGGGTAATGTTTAAGTCCTTCTTTCCCCATAAAGAGAAGTGCATTGCCACCTACTACCAAGTGTTTGATAGCTTCGTGGACAACAACACGATCAGGAGACGCATTAAGCACATCCATGATCATCCTCTCGATCTTTGCAAAAGAAAGATCAAGCTCACTTCTTATTTGTGGGTCAAGTTCTTCACCCAGCTTGTCGTCTTTCACTTGAAGCTTAAAGAAGCTTGTTTGTGGTGGGAGTAGAGCAAGCATAAGCTTAGCACTTAAGCTCACAGTTGCCTTAGCTCCCACTGACTGCCAGGGTGTCCTCAAAACCTTATGGTCTTGGGGACTAACATCCTTCCTAATTAGATACGGTAGGGTCAAACGGGAACATTCAACAGCGACATTCAGGAACTGATCCCTGACTGAACTCAACTGATAGTAACGTTCCCGTGCCCTCATGTAGAGACTCCAGTGTCTGATCCACCAGTACTAGTACCAGTGTTTACACTTGTGCTCTTCAGGCTATTAGCTCCACGCCGTTGACGTGTCTCTCCCGCACTATTCCTGCGGACACGACCAGCTACCACAATAGGCTCACGCTTTGCAGGTGCCTGCTGAACAGGTACCGGCGGCGGTGGCGGTGGTGGCGGCGGTGTTGGTGCCGGAGGCGCGGGAGGCGGCGGTGGTGGTGGTGCTGGGGGCGGTGGGCTAGACGGGCGTCCTCCTCCACACATAGTTAATTCTCCTCATTGTTGATACGGTTTATCAACCACTCTACGACACTCCTTTGTCCAGCACGAAACATGATGGACTGAATAGGTTGATCAATAGAGACGGTTAAAGGAGGAAAGCATTCCTCCATCTCACTAAGAATAGTGACTAGCTCGGGACCATAAATAGCCTCAAGCGTACTTGGGTAGATTGACATTGTTGTGTTCAAAGAATGCAGGCATCCTAGCGCTCTGTGTGTTAGCTAACTCGGGAGCTTTGCCTTCATACATTAAACGATCGCTAGAATCTGNCCNAAATTTTTTGTCTAAATATCTGTCCTGNGTATTCTTACCTAGTGGTTCAAGTATCCAGGACATGGTTGCCTTCCTCAACTTATCAAGTGATTTAGAAGGCGAAATGTTTAGTTCTTCACAGACCAAAGAATTGGTGGCGACG